CTATAAGCATATGAACACCTCACCTTCGTCATTTAAGTCGACAGCTCTCAAGGCATACAAACAATCCATCACTGAGATAAAATCTGTGGCATCCTTTAAGGATGGTTTTACACGGTCATACAGTACTTTAACCGGTACCTGGTTTTTCTCTATTTCATCTAGCACTATCTGTATGAGAGACAAGGTGCTGTTTTTGTATGAATACAGTTTATTTGGTAATTGCATCGTACACCTCACACTTCGCTATGAAATACGCCACTACGATCTGACAATAGATATCTTCCTGCAGGCTGACTTTATGTACCTTTTCAGATATCTCGTTGAAAATCTCAACGTTTGTCTTTTTTTCTTTTTTTAGTCTCTTGTAAATAGCTTTCATTTGGTCTTGTACTTCATCGTAATCAATCTCTCCGCACTTGTCCGCATTAGTGATGATTTCCTTGAGCGTTACATAATAGGTATCAACATAACCTTTCACGGTATTGAACAGTGCCAAATTATCATTCGGAACTAGTTTCTCCCGGATGTCTTTCGGATCAAGAGACGGATCAAGCAAGTCCTTTTCTTTTAAGTTCTTTATCTTAGATATAACACTGATTATTTCTTTTTCCAGTGGCATTCCGTCCAAGAGCCGCATGCTTTGCTTATGGGCAATCAGAATCTTCTTAACACCCTGCAATTCCTTGCAAAGCTTCTTATTATCATCAATCGAATATGTCGCTTGACACATTGGGCAAAGAGCCAGAAGGTTTTCAACTTTCGGCTCTTTTTTTCTATCTATAAGCGCCACCTCATAGATGTACGCCACTCGTCCGTTATCCGCTACAGACAAGAGCCTACCACATCCCGGAAATGCGCAGATGTTTTCAGCCTCATCACGCAGATATTCGCCATATTTGTATTTCAATTCATGCGCCTGCTGCATTAACTTTTGTCTTTCAAGCTCTGTTTTAGGAACAAGCCCTGCAGCCCGACGAATAATCTGCATGAAGCAATCAGCCAATTTTTCCGCAATATTGCCTGCATTTGCAGTCGGATCATAGCTCTTGTAGTCATCTGCCAGCAATGCTAAAACCGCACTTGGTCTTGACGCAAGCGAATCAACAAACATTTCCGGCGATAGCTTATACACGATGCTCTGGGCAAATTTTTTTGCTATGTCGCGCTTAGCATAAGTTCGGAGCGTGTTTTCATTTGTCAGCTTTGACGATGGGTCTTTTGGAGTATCCCACTCATCTTCAGTGACATCTGTAATCATTGCGACCAAATCCCTGAAGAAATATGGCACATCCGCACCATCAGATATTCGATTTTTCATCATTGAAAAAAATACCTTAAACTCCACGAATGTTTCCTCATCCTTTCTCGGATTTGTACCACGGTGAACCACGGTGTACCAAACCATCCCAAACACGGATACCCCATTTTATATAATGAAATCAGCGTTGGGGATGACGCGACACTAGGCACTAAAACACGCTATATTATTATAGCAGATCTGTGTCCGTTTGTCAAATCAATAGTTTGCGATGTGGACATTTTTCGGTTATTAAGGATTTATTTTAGTCGAAAAGACTACTGAATGAGACAACACCCAAGCTAACCTATCAACAGTACATCCATTGGCCCGGATGATCCAGTGCCGATGATAGGAAAATTTCATAACAACAGCTGCCTACTGGATAAGGAAGCTGCAATCCGGAATGGAGGAAACTCCTATAGGACTGCGGTTGGATTTCTATTGCCTTTTTGCAGCTGACCAGCGAGAAGCCTCCATTCCCAAAACGAATGGAGGCTTTTTCTAATGAAGGTCAAGTACGAGTTTAACAACGGCGAAGTCACGGAAGTCGAAATTTCGGAAGAAATCGGTGCCATGATTATAGATTCCCGCCGCAAAGAGGAGTCAGACAACAAGAAGGAACACCGCCACTGCTACTCCCTAGATGCTGTCGCCTATGAGGGTATTGAGTACGGCACTCCCGACTTTACGGAGGAGATGTTTGACGACTGCGAGGAACGCAATGCCCATGTGTGCGAGGTGTTCTCCCGTCTTTCAAGTGTTCAACAGCATCGTCTTCTGATGTTGGCGAGCGGCCTCTCGATAAGGGAGATTGCTAGGCGCGAAGGTAAGAACTTTCGCACTGTTTACGACAGTATTGAGGCGGCCAAAAAAAATTTTTTGAAATTCTTCTAAAACACCCCATCAAAACGACCCGTAAATGTCCGTATAGCGAGGAGGCAATTCCGTCTCCTTGCTAATACGCAGAAAGCGAGGTTATGCAAATGAAGCACACACTACAGATCAGTGTCAGCAAGAAGCCGAAAAACGGCGGTATCGCAGCAGTCCGCAATGTCTCGGTCAGAGAGAAATTCCTCCGTTTCCTTCTCGGTGACAAGACAAAACTCACGGTCATCGTACCCGGTGACACCGTTGAGGAGCTGGCTATCAAAGAAATGGAGATGGAGGCAGCCAATGAAACTCTATGAAATCAACACGGAAATTTTACGTCTGACCGACCAGATCGAGTTTGATGAGGAAACTGGAGAGATTTTTTGCGACATTGATGCTATTTACGCTGCAATTGAGACTATTCAGTTGGAAAAGAAATCTATTCTCGAATATCTCGCCAAAATCGTCCTCAATCTTCGCGCCGAAGCAGCCGCATTAAAAGCCGAGGAGCAGCGTCTCAAGATGCGTCGCGAAAGGCTAACCAAAAAGGAAGAACGTCTGATGAAGATTCTCGACCGCGAGTGTGCGGGCGAAAAGACCGACCTAGGCGTGGCGACCTTTTCATACCGCAATACATCCCATGTGGATGTCTTGGACATGGCAAAGGCAATCCACTGGCTCGAAAGCAATAAACACTTCGACTGTTTCCGCATCCCAGACCCGGAAGTCGCAAAAACCGAGATAAAGAAGCTCATCAATGCAGGAACGAATGTACCCGGCTGCGTCGTGGTCGAGGACTACTCCTGTTCACTCAAATAAGGAGGTTCCTATAGATGTTAAACATCACTAAAGGAAAAATCGACCGTGCCCTAAAGGTGGTCGCTTACGGGAGCGAAGGCATCGGCAAGACAACCTTTGCCGCCACGTTCCCCGAACCACTCTTCATTGATACAGAAAGCGGCACCGCACACATGGATGTGCGCCGAATCAACAGACCGCAGTCTTGGGAGGAACTGCTCTCCATTGTAAATGAGGTTGCTACAGATTCAAATGTCTGCAAAACACTCGTGCTTGATACGGCAGATTGGGCGGAGGCACTCTGCATGACCCATGTATGCCAGAAATATAAACAGAACTCAATCGAGAGTTTCGGATACGGTAAAGGCTATACCTATCTCTCAGAGGAGTTCGGCAGACTGGTCTCCGCGCTCGATGCCGTCATTGCGTCCGGAAAGAACGTGGTCATCACGGCGCATGCAAAGATGCGCAAGTTTGAGCAGCCCGATGAACAGGGTGCCTACGACAGATGGGAAATGAAACTGTCAAAACAGGTCGCACCTCTCTTAAAGGAATGGTGTGATATGCTCCTGTTCCTTAATTACAAGACCTATGTAGTCATGACCGAGATGGGCGCCAAGAAAGCCCAAGGCGGCAAGCGCGTCATATATACCTCGCATCATCCGTGCTGGGACGCAAAGAACCGTCACAGCCTGCCAGACGAGATGGACTTGGACTTTAAGAACATCGCACATCTCTTCAAAAATGGCACTGAATCTGCTTGCGAGGCAGGTAAGTCCATCGACCGTCTGCGCTCTCTTATGTCGGAGGCGAATGTGACGGACGCAGAGCTTCAGAAAGTCGTAGCAGACAAGGGGCACTATGCCGCCGATGCTCCCATCGATACCTATTCCGAGAAATTTATCTCTAGCTGGCTCATCAAATACTGGCCGCAGATTCTGAACCTTATCCATGCGGACCGCACGGTCCTAGACTAACAAAGGAGGATTTTTATCATGGCTGATTATATCAACAACAACGCTGGCATGGGTTGGGATGACGCTATCGAGAACGATGGCCAAGAGTTCATCATCCTGCCAGAGGGCGATTACAACTTCACCGTTAGCGACTTCGAGCGCGGTCGTTTTCCCGGCTCCGCCAAAATGGCTCCCTGCAACAAAGCGACACTCACTCTACAGGTAAAGACCAAGGATGGTATCGCAAGCATCCGCACCGACCTTATTCTGAATCGCCTTGTGGAGTTCCGCATTTCTGCTTTCTTCCGCTGCATCGGTCAGAAGAAGCACGGTGAGAGACTTGTCATGGACTGGAACAGAGTTGTGGGTAGCCGAGGGCGCGCACATTTCAAGCCTCGCACCTATACCGACCGTGACGGCAACGAGCGCCAGGCAAACGATGTCGACCGCTTCTTTGACTATGATGAGAAGTTCTTCCCCGCAGAGAATGACTGGATGGAGATCACCGGGGACGATGACGATCTGCCGTTCAATTAAGGAGGTACCGAATGTTTCAACTCAGACCTTATCAGGCTGAGGCGAAACAGGCGATCCTTTCCGCGTGGGACGAGGGGTACCGCAAGACACTCCTCGTCCTCCCGACGGGTTGCGGAAAGACCGTCGTGTTTTCTTCAGTCACAGAAAATCAGGTAAACAAGGGACATCGTGTTCTTATCATGGCACATCGCGGGGAGCTACTAGACCAAGCGGCGGACAAGCTGAAAGAGGCGTCTGGACTTGATTCTGTTCTTGAGAAAGCAGGGGCTTCCTGCCTCGACAGTTCCTTTCCGGTGACGGTCGGCTCTGTGCAGTCGCTTGCGCAGGAAAAGAGACTCGCCCGGTTCCCGAACGATTACTTCCAGGACATCATCGTAGACGAAGCCCACCATTGCCTCTCTGACAGCTATAAGCGCGTCCTCAATCATTTTCCCGCCGCCAATATCCTCGGCGTCACGGCGACGCCCGACAGAGGTGACATGAAGAACCTCGGAGAGTTCTTCGATTACAAGGCCTACGAATACAGCATGACCGATGCCATCCGTGAAGGATACCTCTGCCCAATTAAGGCGCAGATGATACCGGTGGAACTGGATATCGCAGATGTCGGAATCTCAAGCGGCGACTTCTCCGCAGGTGAGATTGGACAAGCGTTGGAGCCGTATCTTCAGCAGATTGCATTCGAGATGGCGAACTACTGCAACGGTAGAAAGACCGTTGTGTTTCTGCCACTCATCGCAACCTCGCAGCAATTTTGCGCCATGTTGAATGATGTTGGACTTCGCACAGCAGAGGTAAACGGCAACAGCGATGATCGTTCGGAGGTACTTGCCGATTTTGAAGCCGGTAAATATGACGTGCTATGTAATTCCATGCTATTAACCGAAGGCTGGGACTGCCCGTCCGTGGACTGTATCGTAATCCTTCGTCCCACGAAAATCCGTTCCCTTTATCAGCAGATGGTTGGACGGGGCATGAGGCTTGCGCCAGGGAAAGACCATCTTCTCCTTCTTGATTTCCTTTGGATGACAGCTCGTCACGACCTTTGCAGACCGTCCGCACTTATCAGCAAGAACGAGAAAATCGCAAACATTATCGATGAGCGTATGAAGTCGGGCGATGAGGTTATCGATCTTATCGAAGTCGAGGAACAGGCGGAGCGCGATGTTCTTGCCGAGCGCGAGGCAGCTCTTGCAAAGCAGCTTGAGGAGATGCGCGGAAAGAAGCGGAAACTCGTTGATCCCCTTCAGTACGCCCTTTCGATAGCGGCGGAGGATTTGACCAATTATGTGCCAACATTCGCATGGGAAATGGCACCACCGTCAGAGAAGCAGATTGCATTTTTAGAACGCCGCGGCATCTTCTCCGACAGCGTCAGAAATGCCGGGCTTGCATCTCTTCTCATTGACCGCTTGCATCGCCGTCAGCAGATGGGCCTTGCTACTCCAAAGCAAATACGGTGTCTGGAACGCTATGGTTTTAGGCAGGTTGGCACTTGGGCATTCGAGGACGCCAGTTTCCTTATATCGCAACTTGCGGGCAACCGCTGGAGAGTCCCTTACGGGATTACTCCTGCGATTTACAGACCTTAAGGAGGTAACCGTTTATGGATAACAATATACTATCGGCTTTGAAAGCCATTGATGTGGCGAGCTTAAGTCGCGCTGACTGGATTACGGTCGGAATGGCACTCAAGGAGGAGGGATATCCCTGCTCCATATGGGACGATTGGTCTCGTAACGACAAACGTTATCATCCCGGCGAATGCGAACGTAAATGGAGCAGCTTTCACGGCTCCAGCGCTCCTGTTAAGGGTGGAACCATCGTACAGATGGCAAAAGAACGTGGCTGGACTCCTTTTGGCGGCGAGGACAGCTGCCTTAATTGGGATGACACAATCGAATATGACGGAGCGGACGGCTTCAACGGTTTTTCGGCTCCCGATGCTTGGAATCCAGCTACCGAACTCATTACTTATCTTGAACTGCTTTTTGATGTGGATGATCGTGTAGGCTATGTCACGAACGATGTGTGGCAGGACGCCGAGGGCAAATGGTTGCCTAGCAAAGGCGTTTATGACCGCACCGCCGGGGAACTTATAGAATCGCTCAAAAATCATCCCGACGACCTCGGCGCCACCATTGGGGACTGGAAACCGCAGGCTGGCGCATGGATTCGCTTCAATCCCCTTGATGGGGATGGCGTAAAAAACGAGAACGTCACAAGGTTCCGTTTTGCCCTAGTGGAGTCGGATACACTCCCCATTACCGAGCAGGACATTATCTTCCGCAAGCTGGAGCTGCCTATCACAGTACTCGTTCACAGCGGAGGCAAGAGCCTTCATGCCATCGTTCGCGTGGATGCTGATAATTACGATGAATACAGAAAGCGCGTGGAATTCCTTTACGATTTCTTAGCAAAAAACGGGGTGCCCATCGATAAACAAAACCGCAACCCGTCTCGCCTCTCCCGTATGCCGGGCGTCACAAGGAACGGCAACCGCCAGTACCTCATTGCAACAAACATCGGCAGAAAGAGCTGGGTGGACTGGATGGATTTCGTTGAGGGCGTATCGGATGAACTACCCGACATGGTATCACTCGATACCTTCAAGGACAATCCGCCGGAACTACCGGATGAACTAATCGCTGGCATTCTCCGCAGAGGTCACAAAATGCTGATATCCGGCTCGTCAAAAGCCGGGAAATCATTTCTTCTTATGGAACTGTGCATAGCTATCGCGGAGGGCAAACCTTGGCTCGGCTTTCCCTGCAAGAAAGGCAGAGTCCTGTATGTGAATCTTGAAATAGACCCAGCAAGTGCAATTAACCGCTTTCTCAAGATATACAAAGCACTCGGTCTATCCATCAAGAATGCAGACAGCATTGTAATATGGAACCTTCGTGGTCATGCCGTACCGCTCGACCAACTTGTGCCGAAACTTATTCGCCGTGTACGGGATCAGCACTTTGATGCCATCGTCATCGATCCCATTTACAAGGTCATCACAGGTGACGAAAACAATGCCTCCGAGATGGGCGCATTCTGTAACCAGTTCGACAAAATCTGCACGGAAATTGGATGCAGCACCATTTATTGCCACCATCACAGCAAGGGAGCACAGGGTATGAAAAAAGCGATGGATAGAGCGTCAGGTTCCGGAGTGTTTGCCCGAGATCCGGATGCTCAACTTGACATGATTCAGTTGGAACTCTCCGAGGATATCGCAAATAATGTTCGTGACGGTAACGAAACGGCATGGCGACTCGAATCTTCACTGCGTGAGTTTCCAAATATCAAGCCCGTCAATTTCTGGTTCGAGTACCCAATCCATAAGGTCGATGCAAAAGGAACGCTTGGTGCGATGCCCGCACAGGGCACTCCGCAGGCGGGGCGCCTCAACAATCCGAAAAGCAAATCACCGGAAGATGCCGCCGAAGAGTTCCGCACTGCTTTCGCCGCTCTCAACATGGATGGCAAGGTCACCGTGAAGGAAAAGAAGAGAACGGTCCGCAGGGCGACGGTGTAAACGAGGACATTTCCTTTACCCTCAACACCGCCGACCGCCATGCTGTTTACGCTATGACCACCGGTTCCTTCGCCAATATCGGCGAGGAGCAGTCGCCCACTCTTCTGGCAAGGGATTATAAAGACCCGACACTGATTGCCGAACCTTCATACGGTATCGGCCGGGGCGCTTTCAACCAAGGACAAAACGCACAGTATAAACCATCTGTCGAAGAAGAACTTCAGCCGACTCTTGTGGCGAAAGGTCCGGGAGCCGTTGCAAAAGCCGAGCCGGAATACACCGTCCGCCGCCTTACTCCTACCGAATGCGCCAGACTTCAGGGATTCCCGGACTGGTGGTGCGCGGATCTTGGAACCGCAGCTCCCACATACGGTGAGATTGCCTTCTGGACGGATGTATTTGAAACACACAGATTAATCTGCGGAACATCCTCAAAACCGAAATCGCAGAAACAGATACTGGCCTGGCTGAAAAACCCGTATTCAGATGCTGCGGAATACAAGATGTGGGGCAACGGAATCGCGCTCCCGTGCGTATACTTCCTTCTCTCCGGCATTGTGTGGTCTGCCCGTAATGAGAGCATAAAAACCTCCGGATAATTGTGTGATATATTCCGCAGAAATGACTGGATATATCTGAACACTGACGGTAATATCACACTACCAAAATGAAGGAGGAATTGTATATGGCAACATTCACATTCAGATTCAATGTGACCGGCACAGAGCGAAAAAAGCTCGTCAGCGCAATCAGCCAAATCACCGGAGCAGAAGCGAAATACCTCGGAATGCCATCAGCGGCGTACCGGGTGGACTACTTCACCATTGACAAGAATGGCGCGGTCAGTTTCGATGACAGAGCCGACAGCGAGGAAATTGAAAACCTTGTGGCACGTCTTGCCGAACAGGGCTTTAACCCTGACCCCTTGGAGAACATTGCGGTTGAGGAAACAAGCCCCGACACGGGCGAACATCGCGCCGACAGCGGCAATGAAACGGGACTCGTTATAACCCTTCCGCTTGACAAGGTATCGGTCGGAAACCTGACGAAGCTGCTTGATGCCAAAGGCAGACTCATCAGCAAAGCCCTCGGAATTCCGGCTACTCCCTTTGAAGTCAAAGAGGATACAGTATCATTCCCCTGGTTTGATTCCGTGCCCGACCCGGACGAGGTCAGTGCCTACAGCCAATTCATATGCGCACTGTGTGACATGAGCAGGAATCAGAAACGGGTCAACGCCACCGAAAAAGATGTTGAGAACGAAAAATATGCCTTCCGTTGTTTTCTGCTCCGGCTTGGGTTTATCGGTGAAGAGTATAAAAAGGAGAGAAAAATCCTGCTACGGAATTTGAACGGCTCCTCTGCTTTCAAAGGAGGTGCGAAAGATGCCCTTTCCGAGTAAAGAAATTGTAGAGATGGTTCGCAGGCAGTATCCGAAAGGCTGCCGTGTGGAACTTGTCCGTATGGATGATGCGCAGGCGCCTCCCATCGGTACCAAAGGTACAGTCATCGGGGTGGACGATGCGGCAAGCGTCATGGTGAAATGGGACAATGGCAGTGGTCTGAACATCATCTACGGTGAAGATTCCTGCCGGAGAATCGAGGAATAATTTACACAATTTCATGACGGCTATGTCTCGATAAGATTGTGTAGTATATGCCAGTTTATATATCGATATTGACTGGATATATCCTCAAAGTGACGGTAATATACAGCTACCCTAAAGGGAAAACACCGACACGGAGGAACAAGAAATGAAGGAAACAACACGGATTCAGATAGCCGAGATGAAAAAACAGACCATTGGGGTCGAGGTCGAGATGAACCACATAACCCGCTCGAAGGCAGCGAAGCTTGCGGCCGAATTTTTCGGCACCGGCAGATACGAAGATACAGCAAGACGAAACGGTTACTACACGGTTTCAGCGTGGGACGCACAAGGCAGAGAGTGGAAATTCCAAAGGGATGTCAGCATCGCAGGTCCCGACAGTGAGAAATGCGAACTGGTCACCCCAATCCTCCGCTACGAAGACATCGAGACACTGCAGGAGCTCATCCGGGTGCTAAGAAAAGGCGGCGCGGTCAGCAATCCAAGCCAGGGCTGCGGAGTTCACATTCACATCGGAGCGAACGGGCACACATCGCAGACCTTAAGGAATCTCGCCAACATCATGGCAAGCCACGAAAGCCTTTTAGCGGAAGCCTTGAAACTTGACACCAACCGCGTGACCCGCTACTGCAGGACGGTTGACCCCTCCTTTCTCGCAAGGCTTAATAAGAAAAAACCCGCCACGATGGCCCAGCTTGCGGACATTTGGTACGAAGGCAACGGAGCCTCCTACGGTAGAGACCAGCATTACAACGACAGCCGCTACCATATGCTCAACCTGCACGCCACCTTCACCAAGGGCACGATAGAGTTCAGACTTTTCCAGTTTGACAACCCGACGGCGGAGCGCAAGGGCGGACTTCACGCCGGGCAATTAAAAAGCTACATTCAGCTTTGCCTCGCACTTTCCAACATGGCAAAGATGGTGAAAACA